CTACGTTTATTGCGTAGTTTTGGGTCAACGCCAGAACCCATAAATGGAACATCTCTATATCCACCGTGAAGATTTGCAACAATGCCCTCTGCTTCGGCAAAATTAGACATCTTGCTCTTCCATTTAACATTACCACTTTTATATGCTTGCGTTCTGGTTTGTTGACCGATAAAATTATTTCCAAACACATCTGAATCAGTTGGTTCGTAATTTCCGGCAGTTAGCAACCAACCCAAGTCTTTTATTGTATCAGCAGTAGCATTCACAATAGCTTCTGTGGCGCCTTGTCCTCCGCCTTCTCTCTTGTCAATCGCCTCTGCAAGAATCAATGCTTGGGCAACAACTGGAATCTTAGTGGCAGTTTTAGTAACATTTTTAAGAACTTTGTTTTTCTCAATTGTAACTTTTTTCTTAACTTTTTTCTCAACTTTGCTATCTGTAACGGGCGTCTTGAGTTTATTCATAGTAAACAAGGTAGTACCAATAGCAGCTATAGCAGTAGCTAATCCTGCGATTACTTTTGTTATCCCATTCCACCAAGAACCACCACCATCTTCTCCACCTGGACCACCTGGATTACTAGAAAACATTTTGGTAAAGAACCCTGCGCCTTTCTTACCGCCTGGACCACCAAACATATTCGTTTCTCTTCTAGATTCTAGATCTTCTCTGCGGTCACGTTTATGCCTAAGCAATTCACGTCGGCCTTTTCTACGCATGTACTTATAAATTTTATCAATTTTTTCCTCTACACGAGTGTCGTGAGTGAAAATAGAACCCGAAGTCATCATAGCCTGATATACTTCTTTTTGAATTTTTTGATTTGGAAAGTTAATAACAGGATTGCCAGCACCATTGGCTTCGGCATCTTTTAATTTACTAATAACACCCCTTGCCGAAACAGAAGCAGATCCATCTCTCAACGCTTTCAACGCAATGTCTGCTTTTTCGCCCCCACCCAAGATTTCTTTCAATTGCTGAGGATCTTCCTTGAGCATTTTAAAGACTTCCTTAGGAGTCATTCGGAGATCCTCCATCGTCAACTTACCACCTTGACCATCATCCATTTCTACAGTACCAGCACGAGCACCTTTCATAATAGCTTTTCCAAGTTGCTTTCTACCTGTTCCTTTCGGTGCAGTTGCTTGTTCTACCTTGGCAACGGATTTATCTATTTTGATTAATGCTTTACCTAGAAACCTATAAATCCTATTTGTTTCATAAGATGTCGCACGGGTGTTTCGTTTAATGTCTACTAATTCATCATATCCACCAAGTATTCCAAGCTTCAATAAATGTACATCAGCACCAAGTATCACTGACTTTAATAAGACGTCTTTAATTGTATTAACGTTTTTAAGTAGTTCATCTGATCCCTTTAAAGGGATTCCCTTTACTAAGACGTCTTTAATTGTATTAACGCTTTTAAGTAGTTCTTCTGAACCGTCTGAGCCGCCTGCGCCAGGTGGCATACCCTCGTAAATATCTTTAATAGCATCTTTGAACGTAGCATTGGGGTTTGCTTCGCCCCACTCTAACCCAATCTTCGACTTAGCTGTGTCGATCTGTTGATGTCTAGCTACGTTCAACCCAACTGCTTTTGACCCTTTCTCAGCACCAGGCTCTCTTAAATCCATTTGGGTCAATAGTTTACCGACCATTTTTTTATCTTGTGCTGTAAGAACACCAAGTTCGGCAACGTCCCACTTCTCACCACCTTTAAGGTGGTCTGCCATCTTGAGCATTTCCTTAACACGTTTCGCCATGTCTACTTGAGCACCTGTACCAGTTTGAATCATTACTTCTAGGTCAGAACGAGTATTTACTCCTTTGATACCGACTTCCGTCATCGCCTTTCTGAATACGGTTTCTATTCTTTGTTCACGTGTAAGGTTAGCATGACGTTCGGCCTTCATGGTGCGAACTCTCATTTTAGTCTGAGCCCTACTATCGTTAGCCATGAAACCATGGAAACGGATAATTTCTGTGGTGGTTTGATTTACTGCAACATAGTTTTGTTGGGCCATGTGTAACATGCCATCCAACATAGTTCTACTTTGTTTTGCCGTCTGCCATTGGTCCCACGCCTGCTTGGCGCCGACTATAGCCTGCATTCTTTGATTCTTTGCGTCTTTTACGTTGTTGTCAAGAATAGACTTCATTGACGCATTAACTGCCGTTTGTACACCTTGAAAACCAACCTCAGCAATGTTTTTCTGGTCTTTTGCTAATTTGGTTTGTTGTGCGGCATCTTGAGATGAACGTTCTTCTTTACTAGCTTTTAATTTAGATTCCTTTTGGTCTTTTACTTTTTGATCAGTGGCGGAATCTTTCATTCCCTTTTCATACTTAGATACAAAGTTATTCAGTCCATCCATAGCTCCAGTCATACCAGCAAGCGTTGCAGTTAGTTTAGCAAGTGATTCCATCTTTCATTATCCTTTTTATTGTTTTTCAGCTTCTGCCTTTTCTTTAAGATACGCTTGCAATAAGTCAACGTATATCTTCCTTTCATAAGGTATCATATTGTCTAAATCGGATAGTGAATAATTGTGATGTTGCATAAGTTGGAAGTTGGTCAAATAATGATTTGCCAACGAATCATAACTTATGCTAAATCGAAAAAAGCCTCTAATCCCTCAATAACAATATCTTCTTTATAACCACACTCACTACATTTATACTTAATTGTGTGTTTTAACTTTGGTTGCTCATCAAAAAATTGTCTGACTTTTACAAAAGTCTGTTCGTCTAATGCCTCAACAAAATCAAGCAATTCTCTTTTAGGTGTTTCCTTTCCTTTATAAACCTTTTCCTCATCAAAAATATAATCAATCGAATCGACTATTATTTTAAACATTTTCTCAGTTTCGTTCTTTTCATCGTTATAATGATTCAATTCCCCAGAAGATAAATATTTGAATTGAATACCTACATCATCTGAAATCATTATTTTAGATAAATCTTTTTTAGGGTATTGAATATTAATATCATTAATATTCATCATAACATCATTTGATGTCCCACATACTTTACCCTTAACTTCGTTTTGACAAACGAACGAAGATTCAATCGTCTCACCTCTGCTCCTACTTCTGATATTTAAAAACAAAAATTCAATATCAAAGTTTGGTAATTCTTTAGGTTTGATTTTTCCAAAAGTACAATTAGTAATAATATCATAAGTAGCGTTTTGAATCGCATCAGTATCATCATCTGCCTTTAACGACTCTATCGCCGTTAAAAGAATCTTTTCTTCTTTCACTAAGAAAGGTCTATATTCTACTTTCTTATCAGTGCTTGGTAATTTAAGTGTATATTTTGGTGTATCAATTTTTGGTAACATATCATTCATCCTATTCATTATTTAAAAAATTATTTATATCTATTAATCTACGTCGCTGGCAACCCATCTCCTATAACTCATATTAACCGTAAAAGTCGACACTTCCCCTTGCTCCCAACTTAATTCAACAGCACCCATAGACGTGGGGTATGCTTCTTCCAACGTCACGGCATAAGCTGCATCACCATCTCTTCTGTTTTGTGTGACAAGGACAGATGTAACATAATCGTCATAATACGACATTCTATACATACCAGCAGTTGTACCACCAGAAATTTGACCGTGTATCCCACTCATCCAGTTATCGAAAAATCTACGTTCTCTCATATCAGAACTACATATGACTGTCATTGGAAAAGTATCTACAATTACATCATTAGCAACCTTATAGACTGCACCGAAACGTTTAACTTCCATTGTTCCTAATTGCTTTCCTGGAAGTTGAGCAGCTTTAATATTGAATCTCAATCCATCGTCAGGTTGCACGCCCTTGTCGTATGCACTTGCCAACCCAATTATTGGAATGTAGACTTCAAATAGATTATTCCGTGCATAGTCCCCAGATTTTATTTGATTGCTAAACTTAGTATAATTCATTTATTTACTCCAAACTGATTTTGCACTTGCGCCAACAAACTTTTGATATGGCATGTAAATGACATTTTCCCACTCTCTTGGGTGCGATTCTAATAATGACGTTTTTACTTGACTGTATAGATATTTATGTATCATCTTGTCTGCACCGTCAATTGTTTTAACTGCATCCCAAGTTACATTAAACATTGCTTTATGGTCGAAATTTTCTGGGTCGCCTTTTTGCGTTGCAAACTTAAGAAGTTTACGAAGGAATCTCTCACGTTGAATTGGTGATAAATAATGAAAGTTTAATCCGATAAAACCTCCAGGATAAACATCAAGAACTATAATCAACGGAAATCTATCCCAATACGGTAATGTCTTTTTGTGTTTAGCATCATATCCAAACGTGTACATCTTTCCTGGCATGAGTTTAGTTTTCTGAGTAAACATCTTAGCAGACTCACCGACTTTCTTTTTAAACCACGCATTTGCTTTTTTGTTCTTTTTGTATTTTGATAATTTCTTTTTAGGGACTAATGCTCTAGCTGTTAATTCAGCACCGATAATCTTTCTTGCCATACGACCAGTTCGACCAGTACGTTCTACTCGTCCCCACTGAGCTCCCAACCAACGATAGACGTTTCTATCGCTCGCTTTCATTTCGGTTCCAGTCGGTATTGATATTTGTTTCTTTGGCATATTACTTAACTAAGTGTTTTTCGGTTAAAATCTTAAATTCCCATTTTCTATCTTTACAAAATTCTTGTGCTTGTTTCCATTTCGCTTCATTGACTTTCCATGCTTTCATTTCTCGTAAATATCTATATTTACTCTTTTTCGTTTTACCCATTACTGGGGGACGAGTCTGATTATCTGGTTTCACTTCGATAAGGATATGTTTAACACTCCCAACATCATCATAAGTTTTGATAAGAAAATCCACATAATACTTATGCATTTTATTATCAACTGGACTATAATACGGTATTACAACTTCTTCACTATTCCATGCAACGATTGCTGGGTTGTCGTCACAATAAACCATAAACCGTCTTTCCCAAGAACTACGATATGTTACATTGTTTACGTCACCAACATACTTGTCACGATTGCGAACTTTGTATTTCCCTTTATGTGCCATTGTACATATATTTATATAAATAGTTAATATAACAACATCGAGATATAGGAGCATGGCATGGCATACATAAAAAAAGTTTTTGACGGTGCGGTTGATTACGGAAAATCTTTATTTAAGGGTGCTGTCAGTAATCCAAAGGTTGTCCAAACTGGCAAAGCAGCTATTGGATTAACAGTTGCAGGTGGGCTTGTAACTACTATGGTCCAGATGGCAAGCGATCCAGATAAAGTTCCTACTACACAGGGTGATGTAGTTAATTTAGTCTTCCCACCTGACGATTCAGCCGGCGGTTTTGCAACAGAAATTAGATTTCATTCTTGGAAAAAACACCCCAACGGTGTAGTATTGTCTGATGAGGTTAATGAACAAACTAGTGTTCAAAAGACAAATCTTCTGGGAATGTTGACTTTACCAATGCCTTTACAGTTACAAACGGGTTATGGGCAAAATTTCAACGAAGCAGACAGCATGACTTACGACAGAGATAGCACTGGCGATGGTTGGGGTTTTATAGACAATATAGTCGGAAACTTTAGTGGACTAGTAGGCGAGGGTAAAGATGCGGCCACCAGTTTGTTTACGTTGTCTGGAACTGCTAGCATGGCAAATGCGAGTATCAATAATAATCGTATGGGTATGATTTATCAAGGCACAAACCTTAGAGGGCACACGTTTAGTTGGAGATTATCTGCTAAAAATGAGTCCGAATGGAGAACAATCCAATCTATTATTACGACATTAAAGTTTTTATCTTCTCCAGGAAATAATTTTGGCGGAAGTGCGGAAATTGAAAGATTAAAGGCTGCAGTTGAGAAAGCTGGTGGTTTAGATGAGAAGACTGCTGAAGAATATAGTTTTTGGGGACATGGGGGCAGATTGACAATACCACCAACAGTCGCTATTAGATTTTTGAATAATGGTGAACATAATGATAATTTATTTAAAGTTAAGGATTCCTTTATAACTAATGTAGATGTTAATTATACTGCTCAAGGCACTTGGAGTGCGCATTATGATGGTTCCCCAATGGAAGTACAAATTACAATCACAACTAAAGAAGTCAGTATCGTCACTCAAGCTGATATTGTTAAAGGGTATTAATTATGAATTCATATAACGATTTTATCCCAAAACTAGAATACAACGGAGTATTGATTTCAGATATTACTCATAGGTTTACTCTTGCTGACGGTGTAGAAAAATACAAAGGTTTTTATAGCAAGTCGTTAATAGAGCAACATCAGACACCAGAAGCAGTATCTTATGCATTGTATGGCACGACTGATTACTGGTGGATACTTTTGGCTATAAACAATGTCATAGACCCTCTTTACGATTGGGTTATGTTAGATTCTGAAGTTCATGCATACACTGAGAAATTATATGACGACATTAATGGTATTCATCATTGGGAAGACCAAGAATACAACAGATATGAATCTAACAATGCAGAAGAAACGTTAGAACCTATAACTAATATAGAATATCAAATGTGGTTGAATGATGCAAAACTTAGAATCAATACCATACGACCAAATCACATTAAACGTATTATTAAAGAGTTGAAAGATAATTTAAAACTTTTACCTATACAAGTTCAAGGATAATATATAATGGCAACTGTTACAAATCAAGATCCTAAAACGATTAGCGATTGGATGGTCACCATCACCGTTGCTGGTGAAGAAGTGGATATTAGTAATATGATTACTCAGATATCAATATACGAATCAATTTATAATAATTGTATGTTTGGTAATGTTCAAATAACGGACAATATGGGAATTCTAGAAACTTTTGCTTTAGTTGGTTCCGGAGAAGAGGAAATAACTATTGACATAAAAACCCCTAATGCCCGTGAAAAAATGATATCCAATGACCTTAACAAAGTATTTACTTTAGATTCATTACAAGATGTTAAAAGGTCAGGTGATGGTACTGGAACAAATAGTTTCGTTTTGGGGTTTGTTTCTCCGTTTCTTGTTAAAAATAATATAACTAGAATTAGTAGGTCGTTTGATGCTATGACTTCTTCCGAAATCGTTGAGTATGTTGCGTATGATATTCTAGAATTAGGAATGGATGGTGCATTGCCGTGGACCGACCTTATGACTAATGAGAAATCTAAACACACTAAGAATATTGTTGTTCCTAATTGGAAACCATTTGAATTAGTTAATTTTCTTTCTAAGAATTCTGTTTCTGAAGAAGGAGACAGTAATTATATATTCTTTGAGAATAATGAAGGATTTCACTTCACAACATTAGAAAAATTGAAGACTAAAGATGTGACTAGAATGGTATCAATGTCTGAAATACCAACCGAAATGAACGCTGCTGGTGTGATGATTGGTAATAAAGGCGAAAAATATTCAGAACAAGAACGTTTTAACAATTCTAAAAATATATCAAGAGGAATGTTTGGAGGTCGAGTAGTTGCCCATGACATAATAACTAAGTCAATTGAAACATTTGATATTGAAAACAAACCAGGAAATTCTAAATTAGGAGATATCGGTTTTGCCGATGCATTTAAAGGGGAGCAAGTGGCAGAATCACATCTTGGATATATGAGTTCTAATTATATGTATAATATACATCATAAGTCTGAATTTTCTCATTATCCGTTATATGACCAGAAGATGTTAGAATTGAGAAGTAATACTATTAAGTTTGACATTCCTGGAGATACTAACATTTATGCTGGTGATGTGATTGAAGTTTTAATTCCTTCCATGACTCCGCAATCGTACGAAATGGATAGATATATGAGTGGTAATTTTCTCGTAACAGCTATTCACCACAAGTTAAGTAATAACGAATATGTATCTACACTAGAATGTTCTAAAGATGGTTTTGACCAAAGTGTGATAGAGTTTGAGATAAAATAGGATAATATATTATGCAATTCATGGGATTTGACAATTTTATTTGGTTCACTGGTGTGGTTGAAGAACGCAACGACCCATTACGTCTTGGACGAGTGAAAGTGAGAATGTTTGGTTTACATTCAGCAAAGAAAGTAAAAGGAAAGACAGAAGGAATACCAACTGAAGATTTACCTTGGGCATATCCGATGCAACCTATTACTTCTGCGGCAATGAATGGGATAGGAACAACTCCGTTGGGTCCAGTTGAAGGAACACATGTTGTTGGATTCTTTAGAGATGGTGATAATTGCCAAGATCCTATTGTAATGGGGACTTTGGGTGGTTATCCGTTAGAGGGTCCAGGAACGGCAGGTTTTAATGACCCAAATGGTTTATATCCTAAAGAGAAGTTTTTAAAAGAACCTGATACAAATAGACGTGCAGTTGTAGAGTTTGAAGATCCAATTGAAAACGACCTATGGTTCAGTAAACTAAATCCCCTTGATAAAGATTGGGAACCAGATGAAGAATTAGATGAAGTTATCTTAAGAGAACGAGATGAAGCAATCCAGATAGCAAATAACGACAGATTTGAAGAAATAGGGGATAAAGAATGGGACGAACCAGAAAATCCGTTTGAAGCAGAATATCCATTCAATCATGTTAGGGAAAGTGAGTCTGGACATATTGAAGAGTGGGACGACACTCCTGATAAAGAACGTTTAATGAGATGGCATAGATCTGGAACGTTTGAAGAGATTCACCCAGATGGTCAAAAGGTCACAAAAGTAGTTCGTGATAATTATACGATAATTTCTGGTCATGATTTTGTACATGTTAAAACTTACGTGGACGAATTCGGTGATACCGAAGGAGGAAACGTAAATGTTACGATTGACGGAGATTGTAATATGAGAATTGATGGGGATTATAATCTAGAGGTTGGTGGCGATTACATAGCACGAATTGATGGAAATTGGGATGTGGAAGTTTTTGGTAATACTAATATTATGACGGTAGGCACTAAGACAGATGAATCAATGTTGAATCATACTATTAAGGGTGCTATAATAGACTTAAATCCATAGGAGAATCAAATGGGAATATTAGACGGAATAATCGACTCAACAACTAACACTCTTGGTAGTGTATTAGATGCGACATCGTCTGTGCCCAGTTTAACTCCAGGGTTTGATATTAATACTCCAGACAGTGGATACTTCACAGGAGTAAATGACGCACTAAATAACTTGGGTGGCGAATTACGTTCTCCCGCTTTCTCCAGTGTCGATAAGATGAAGAACGCATCTACCAGTCTAAATATTACTGAACAGTTAGACAAGTACACATTAGACCAAGCATTTCCCGACCACTCAGATGGCATGTGGGACCAATTACAAGAAGTACAAAGTCTTTCAGATTCATTAGACGAATGTGGTAACATCGCTCAAGATGCTCTTCTAAGTGCAACAACTGATTATATCAAGAACACTGGTATCCAAGAAGCAGGTAGAGAATTATTAGGCAAACTAGGTGCACATAACGACACTCTTGATTGTATATCTGGTTTTGCTACATTATTCGATTCTAAAGGAATAATTGATGATGCGTTAGGTTTGGGGGATTTACCGCAGATTATGTCACGTGTGCAAAATGTTATCAAAGACGCTACTAACCCAAATAGACTCGCAAACATGGTACTTAATTTGAATATTGTTAGTGGTTTGTTAGACGACTTCAATGATATGTGTACTGGAATGAAAGACGCATTGAATAAATTAGTTGCGGCAGATTTGGCATCACTGATGGCAATGTTAAATAAACTTGCTCAATGGGCTGCTTTTGCTAAAATTGCGAATTCAGATCCTTGTGCTTTAGTTAATAACAATAAGATGCTTAGTCATATTGCACAACCAGTAATGGACGATATTGTTAAATTATATAACAGCGTTACTGGAGGTACAGCGGGACCAGACAACCCAATTATAAATTTAGGTGATTTCTTGGATGGTGGATTACCAAGTCTACCGACATTTACTCAAGCACCAGGATTAGGGTTAGACACATTTGAATCATATAAAACGAAGATTCCAAGCGAAGTCGATTCTGTTAGTTCTTCTTTAACAGACGATGCCTTTGCAGAATTAGGGTTGGATCTACCACCAACCTCAGCAGACGACGATGCGTATGCCGAATTAGATTTGGATCCTGCAGATGTTAATGTGCCAATGGAACTTGTAGACGGAGAATGGGTTGATAGTGGTTCGTTGAAAGAGAAATCACAATTTACACAAGATCTTTTAAGTGGAAATTCCCCTATTGATAATTCTACAGACCTGTTCTCAAAAAATAAGGACAAGGTAGAGTTCGATTCAATAATGAAACAAAACGATTCATTAATTAAAGGTATTGAATATGACCCAGACCAAATGGCACTTGATGAATTAGCATATGATTTAGAAGAAGGAAATATTGAAGCAGTTAGTGATTTTGAAAAATCAGTACTAGCACCTACACGTTCAGAAGCTGCAGCTGCTACATTAGAAGCCGCACCAGAGGGTTCCGGAAAGGACACTCCTTCGGCAACACCACCAACCGATATGCCGAAACCTCATTCTATATCAAAAACGGTTAATAGAACAGTAGGGGTACAAATACCACCAGTAGTAATAAAGGCAGTGTCTATTTCCGAAGGATATAAAGCGGCAGTGCCTGTACAAGACTGGGATGTAACATCAGCAGACGGTTCAACTGTCGAAGATCCATGGAATAATCAACAAGTTGCTGATTTTAAGTATAGTCAATCCGTAGATGGTCAAAGAACTAAAGCCCTTGTTTTTCCAACTAATGTTAGTTCTAAAGCACAAGACAAACCAAAAACTTGCGGATGCATAGGCGCAAGGGTTAAATCTAGATTCGATTCTGGTATTGACATTGGCACTAGCCGTGCTCAACAGAGCAAGGAGAGGTTGGTAAGCGCTTCATGTTCATCACGTGGTGGTAGTTGGAAGTGTAGTGGTATTGTTCCAACTAATACTCAGACTCTTCCTGCAGGCGGATTTAACCATGCTAAAAATGTAGAATTGCAAACAAAATTACCAAGCACTAAAGCATTTGATACAACTAAGATAGGAGTATAATATGCCAGGCTCAGTTAGATTAGGTGATGTTTGTACAGGACACGGTTGTTATGGAGGAAGATCTAATATATCCGCATCAGGTAATGTTCTGATTAATAATCTGGGCGCCCATAGAGTAGGAGATGCATGGGGTAGTCATGGTTGTGCAGTTTGCCCCGACCACGGAGGAGGACAATCATCTGGAAGTCCTAACGTATTGGTAAACGGTTTGGCGCTGGCAAGAATTGGAGATGCGATAGATTGCGGAAGTTCTAATATGTCAGGGTCCGCAAATGTAATAACCAACGGATAAATATATAAATATACGATAATATAAAGGATTTCAAATGGAACCATTAAGAAGACCAATCAATAGAAGATATAAAGATATTGATTTAGATATGATTGTCCACCCGCACACTAATGATTTAGCGGGCAGGTATGATAACGACGCAATTAATGGTTCGATACTTAATATTATAAAAACACGTAAAGGCGAACGTGTTTTTCAACCAGATTTTGGTTCTACAATTTATAATACTTTATTTGAACCATTTTCTTCATCAACAAGGATTATGCTTGAAGCGTTGATTGAAAACGCTTTAGAACAACATGAACCTAGAATTGTATTGAATTGGGTAAATGTATCAACATACGAAAGTCGAAATGCATACAACGTATCAATAGGGTACACAATAGTTAATGGTGGTGGATTAACAGAAATAGAATTCTTTTTACATAGATTAAGGTAGTATTATGTCACAGCACACTAAACAATTAAATATTTCAGATTTAGAATTTGATAAGGTTAAAGATAATATTAAAGTCTTTTTAAAGAGTCAAGACGAGTTCACAGATTACGATTTTGAAGGATCTAGCATATCTGTAATGCTTGATGTTATGGCATACACAACTCACTATATGGGTTATTACACAAATGTTGCTATGAATGAATCGTTTTTGGACACAGCAACGTTAAGAAATTCTGTGGTCTCTCATGCGAAAACATTAGGTTATATTCCCAATTCCGTCACCGCCTCAGAAGCAATTATTAAATTAACTTTTAACACCACAGGGCAAAACCCACCATCAATTGTTATTGACAAAGGAACATCGTTTATTTCTGTTATTAATGGAATTTCTTTAAATTTTGTATCTATGGAAACAGTTAATGTTTACCCAGACGAAGCAAATGATTTTTCAGCTGAGATTAGAGTACATCAAGGAAAGTTGAAGGCGTTACATTTTGGTGCTTATGGCGATAATGTAATGAAATCGTTTATCATACAAGACCCAACTTGCGATAGAGATACATTAACTATGGCAGATGCT